CTAGAAAAACTAACGAATTCCCAGCCAGTCTCAAACCAATCATCCACCACTACATCATTAAACGTTCGGACAATAATCCTACGGCTTGCCATTGTTGAACCCTTTCAATCTCTCCAGGTTAGTTTGTAAATGGGTAACCATCATTGCCGCAGTTATCTTGCGGGATAGCTTTCCCATTGCTGCGGTCGATTGTTAACATTTCGCCGTTGCCGTCTTCGTGGAAACTGTAGGTGACCAAGCTGGATACTTCCACGTACCACGTCCAACCCTCCTGATACACTGCATAGTCCAGGGCGAACTGTCGAGATGTTTGATTCATCCTCAGCTTCGTTGTCTTGGTGTGATACCCTCCTGTCCGCAAGATAAGGTACTTGGAATTGAAACTGACTACTCGTGTGTTGTGGTAGACAACATGCGTATATCCACCGCTAGAGAATACCGTAGTTTTGTGTGTACCAATTGTGTCGATTCGTGACATTACTAAACAAACCCTTTCAATAAATTAAGAAGTACAGTAGACGTGTTCAATAATTCTTGAAGACGTAAACACCCCCATCTCGTGCATCGATAGTGCATACTAATGTCACCACTGCATTGTCATGGGCAAAGGATTCGACATCGAAATACTGCGAATCCCGTGAGCACATGCCTACCCCTTCCGCGAAATGCCTGGCATACTCGACCATATCGCGGTAGTGACCCTGATAACACTCATCACAACCCTCTGACGTGGCATACTCTTTGCCAACGACTTCGCAATACGCTTCCCACACGTCATATGAGTAGATACCGTCGTATTCAATGTCCATCATCATTAAACCCTTTCAATTGTCGAAATTAGTATCAGTGAGATTGGCGTAAGTGAAATCGACATCACGAAGATCGGCATTACGAAGATCGGCACCACGAAGATCGGCACAGTGAAGATTGGCACAGTGAAGATCGGTACCACGAAGATTGGCATCGTAAAGATTGGCACCACGAAGATTGGCACCACGAAGATTGGCACCACGAAGATTGACATTACGAAGATTGACATTACGAAGATTGGCACCACGAAGATCGGCACCGCTCAGATCGACATCGCGAAGATTGGCATTGCTCAGATCAATGCAACCATCAGTATCGACGGCCTGCATCGCCCGAAGTATATCCGGTGAGCCACAACCCAGCAGACGGACGATTGTCTTTGTCCAGGGTGTGTCTTCGATTTCACCGGGACGCGGGCCTTCGTCTGCTTTGTCCAGGCCGGCGATAATTCGGGCGAAGCCAAGTACGCAGCATGCTGTGCCACACCATGTTGATTGATCGTATTCGTGTCCATTCAGATGTCCGGTCTCGGCAGCTACGATTGCTTCCCGAAGATGCTGTTCGGTGATTTGAGGGGTAGTCGTTGTAGTCATCGTTCATTCTCCAAAGTGAAAAGTGAAGTAATCAATCGATAGGCGATTCGTCCCGCCTGAGAATAGTTTACGGTCCGTCGAAAATTTTCCAATAACGCTGATGGGAGGAAGGGTAGATATACTTTCAGAGTTTGGCAGATTCACGGTTTCGGGGGGTAGAAAATTTTCTATGCCTAAGAAATAGGCATCCCTCAAAAGTAATTACTACTTAAGAGATGTGTACCATTCGCCCACCCCCAGATAGGGGTTCCCCCGAAAGAGGGGGACGATGAGAGCGACAAGAGGGGCTAAAAGCCGGTAGGGTGCCCACAATCCCGCCAGAGAAAAAAGTGAAAAACCTATAGGAAAATTGGCCTTCAAAAAGTGAAAATTCTAGACCCCCCTCCCCTTACTTTTCAGACTCCGTATATCAGTTTGTAAATGGAAAGTCATTTTAACCCCTTTAAGTTTCTTGTCTTTCGAAAGAAACTTTACATTCCGTCTTTTTCCATCATGCGATGAGCCTTAACCATCTCTAACAAATCATCAGTGGTTCGTGTTTGTAATCTCTCATAAAGATAAGACAGTAAGTTTTCCCTCATCTTAATCTCAGCAGGCGAATACTCAGGGGCTTCGTAAAGAGATACCACGTCCTGTTCCTCTCCAGAGTTGTGAGACACTTCTTCATCTTCAGACTTATGAGCCATCTCTTCTTCTTGTTGCGAACACTGAACCTTCTCTAATGAGACAGCTTCTTCTGCCAGAGGTCTCTCTCGTTTGGGTGCATACTCCCGTTTAGGTTGCTTCCACTCTTGACGAGGCTTGCTGCTAGTTGTTTTCTCAGAAGACTCACTGCCCTGTGTAATGGAAGGGTTGATTGGCATATCATGCTGGAGAAGGGCCCTCATACGATTGAGACGTTGATTAAGATTATCTCGATCATTAGAAGCCTGAAATTCCTCTCCATCAGGTGGCGGTATAGAATGTTGATCAGTCACTGAATCTCTCCAGGATAAAGATATTCCAAAGCAACAGTTTGAAAATCACGACTATCAATTACCAACAGCATTCCCTTGCTATCTTTTTGACCAAGGGCAAGTACAGGTACTTTCTTCTCTTTACGTGCTTTGGCAGCTTCCTCTTTGAAGAGTGTGAATACTGTATGTCGTTTGGCGTATTTACAAGAACCATAGATGCGAGGATGAATGATGTCATCACTACCACCACCTTGATTGCTGCCACTTAGTGGTCGTCGTCGAGTATGGAAAAACCGAGCAAGTCTTCCCTCAAGACGTTTCCACATCGGTACTCTTGCCATAATGCTTCCCTTCTAGCAGAGGTTGAAAACCTTTTACATCTTCCGGTGTAATCCTATCTTGATCTCCATACCCAACTAACTCTTCCCGCATGATGGCGACATCTTGGGGAGCCTCAATACCAATACGAACGCTATTATGGTCTTGCTTGATTTGTACAAGCGTAACACGGATCATCTCTCCATGTGCAGTCTTGATGTAAAAGCTTCTTCCAGGACTACGAGTGAGAACTAGCATGTGAACGAATCCTTTCTTACTTGTTGACATTGAACATGACTGTTGCGGCTTTTCGCATCGTTGGTGAAAGACGATAAGTGAGTAAGCTACGCCCTTGAGTAGAACCATTACTAATGGTCTTACGAACAAGTATCTTCATCAGATGCATTCTCCGAAGTAGTCTGCCAGAATATTGTTCTGAGACATTGAGTACCTGTGCTGCTTTCTTAATCGTCATTCTTCCATTAACTGCCATCCATTGAGCCAATTGATAGTTATAGAGAAGACTGGAATCAATAACTACTTTACGAACGATACGAAAGACCTCTTCATCCACGGAATCTTTGTTGAGCACATAGGCTAAGGAAACGGCAAGCTTAGTGAACTGTTTCACCAGTCGAGTAGCTAGTTCAGCACGAGGGGGATGATAACCGTCTTCACTGTCACCTGCCATTTTAACATTGAGTCTCATATAGGAGAGGAAGACGGATAATTGTATAAGAGTTTGTTGATCTTCAACAGTCACTCTAGGGGGATGCTGCTCACTGACAGATTCCTTTAGATACTCGATGTAACCCGAAGTAGTTGCTCTGATAATGCTGTTTTTTACTCGCTTTGCTGGTGCCTCCGTGACAGCGAAACCACTGTTGATCGCCGTTAAGGCATTTTGAGAGGCAGATTCCAAGTAGGGCATGGTGTCTACATCATGGGGTAGACAATCACAGTCAAGGAAACGTTCACCTAAAGAAGCTTCATCAGCTTTCTTATTGCGAAGGGTATCAGTTCCACAAAGGATAAGAGTGGTCTTGATATCTTCATAGACTTTAGAAAGTCCTGTACGATACTGTGCTCTTGAGGTACCATCGTATACATCTCTGAATTCGGAGAGAATACGTTGCTTATTCTCTTGCTGCATCAGGGTATCGGCATCTTTGATGATAAGAGTTTTCCGATCCATGATGGAAATCAAAGATGTATCCTTTCCCTTTGCACCAGCAGTAAAACCACTATGCAGTCCAGTGATCATAGAACGACTGATAGTATACTGCTTATTAGCACCTAAAGCTTCAGCAAGAGTACTCTTACCTGTACCGGGCGGACCAATAATACGAAACCATAGTTGATCTCCAGGAAGTTCGGTGGAGATGCAAACAGCTAACATGATGGCTAGAGTATCTTGTAAAGCTTGAGTAACGTGGAGTTCTTCTTGATAATCCGTAATCAAAGATTTGAAACTATGTCGAGGAATAGCTACTACATCTTTGGTAGTTGCATAATCAGCAATATCATCTGGCGGATTAACCAGTTTCTTTTTGAGATACTGGCAAGCTTCTAATGGTGACTTCTTGGAGAGTAGGTCACGAATGTCAAAGCCATCCTTAATCTTCGGATTATACCCATTCTCCCCCCACTTCAGGAGTTTCAGTTTGCGAGTTGAGTTATGCAGTAGTGAGGCAGTCTTCAGTGTTCCCTCCCAACCGGGTACTCTGCCATCATCCTTAGCATGATCATTGTCAAAACAGATATTGCAAGATCGCTTAACAGCTACCTCTGCCCACTCTCTACGGAAAGAATTCGCCCCAGGTACGGCAAGCACATGATGTTTGGTTTTCTTTGTTCCAAATAGTGTAGGTTTAGCAGAAAGGGCTTCATCAAGCATATAGCTGAGAGCCATCGCATCCCATACACCTTCAGTAAACCAAAGAGTACCTGTCTTAGAGATGTTAAGTTGGTGAATGCCCAACAACTGAGTCCGACAGGTTGCGGTGGGGACAAGCACCCGTCTGTCCCCAAAATCCAGGTATCTATAAAGGTTGACAACTTTTCCTTCATGGTTGAAGGCCGGGACGGTGTAATCCCCTTGGAAGGCGTGTCGGACGATTCCCCATTGTCGGAGGTACTTTCCAGGGAGAGAACGATCAGACGCGAGGGAGGTAATATCGGCATCGGTTGTTGCTTGTAGTGATCTCTCATAAACCTCTCGGAGGAAAACAATGATGTTACCGTTCTTTCGGCAACGATGGCAGTACCACTGCCCAGATTGGGGTGTGATATAGAATTTTGACTCAGCACCGCAGAAAAGGCAGTCGGTGTTGATATCGGCTTCTGCATCAGAAGGAACCTCAAGATTAAGTCCATGAAAGATAAACGGTCGTAGACGAAGTGGGTAGTCAGTCAATGCCATAGGATTCCTTTCCAACCGTCATTTTTCTTATGAAAGATCAAGCAAGATCAAAACGATAGGTCCTAGTAGCCTTGATAGCGTCAGCTATTGTGGAATCATTGATGAATTTCTCCATAAATTTGTGAAAGGTAAATTTTTCGCTGGAGTTATTTGTAAGTAAAGGATGTCTGAGTAAAGTGATGCTGATATCTTGGTTGTAAAAGGTTCCTACAGCCAGATGTAATCTCCCTATCCCTTTCATAAAATACTCTTCACCAATCTCTGCTAGTTCATGGGAGTACTCAGGAGTTACAGGGGCAGGTTTGATTTCAAAATAAAAGAAGTTGTTAAAGGGAAAATCAAGACGAAAGTCTGGAACATAGGAAAAGCTACTTCCAAGAATTGAAGGTTCGTATATCCAAGACATATCCAATTCATCGAAGAAGACTGCCCAACGTGCTTCTAAACGAGAACGAAAAGTAATTCCAGCATACTCGGTCGGCTTTGCTTCAATTTGTTTTGACATGTTACACCTTTGCGAGGCAATCAGGACCAGGACTATCATCATCATCTTCCCATTGTCTAGCTGCCTCTTCCCATTCTTGTAGTTCTTGTGAGTTTGCATAATCCAAAGGATCATCAAGAAATTCTTCTTCTTGATCGTCATAGTCACAGTGATAGCAAATATCAAAGTCACAAGGAACATGAGGTACTGGAAAATAGAGACGACCGCAACGAATGCAAGTAAGAAATGAGAGAGAGTCGTCTTCCTGTAATGAAGTTTGCAAATGTCTAATGAATATTTTACAAGCAAGACATAAGTCTGGTGGAGATTTATCATCCTTCCATTGAAAGATGTGAATGTGGCAAAACTCACGAGTACAGTTATGACATCTGTGGACAGTCATCAACCTTCTCCCCAATTGTTTCTAATGATTTCATGTTCAACGGGTACACGAACTCCGTAGTCTAGAGCGGCTTTCTCCATCCGTTCAATGATTTCCATAATGACGAATTCATTCACAGGTAGGGGAAAGTCAAAGACTAATTCATCATGTACCTGCATGATAATATAGTGATCAGGGATATTACAGAGGTATTCGTGACAATACACCATTGCCTTGCTGATGAAGATTCCTGCGGAGCCTTGCACAAAGTAGTTAACAGCTTTGTAAGGTGCCTCCGAGGGTACCCGAAGGGGATAACCGCCAAGGGTCTCGATGTAACCCGCTGAGACTGCCTGATCTCCTTTTTCCTCCATGAACTTGTCAATTAGAGGAAGACGTTTCCGTATCTTGTCATAGGCCCCAGAGACTTTGTAGGTAGCATCTGCCTTTCTACGAGATGCTCCATAGTTAAGGGCAAAGTTGCCATTCTTTACATGACGATACTCTTCAGTCTTCTTGAACTTTTCAGGACCAAGTATCTTGAAGAGTTTAGGATGGAGGATTTCACTCACAATCAAGTGAAAGGATTTTCCTTCGTCAAAGTCTGCCATCAATTTCTTATCACCAGATTCAGCTGCAATGATCCGCATTTCGATGTTACTATAGTCAGCAGTTACCCAGTAACGAGTTAGTCGTGGTCCAAAGCAACGTCGGAGATTATAATCTTCCTGTTTGCTGATGTTCTGGGCATTGGGATTACTGGAAGAGAATCGAGTAGTTCTCGTTCCCGTAATATTGAAATTTGGATGCAGTAATCGATAAGACTTCTTTGTTTTGCGACACCTTTTTCTAACGGTACTCCGCAAGTAACTGGTAATGTATTCGAGAGCTTTAGTACTGGATCGATAATCAAGGATGTTCTCGATGAAGTTGACACCGACGGTGCTAATGTCACCTTCCAAAAGTCTTTTAAGAGTTTCACTCTTGGTTGAATAGTTACCAGCCTCTGTAATGTCCAAAGGTGGTGCATCAAAATGTTCATAAATAATAGCGGCCAACTGTGCAGGAGATCGTGGATTGAAAGCCTCTCCAACACTTCGTTCCATGCTCTCTACACATTGAGCGGTTACCTGCTCATACTCTTGCAGTAGCATCGAAGGGTATCTACGATGAAGAGTGATACCTTGACTTTCCATATGATAAGTGACCTCTAGTAACCTATGTCTGAGTTCATAAAGTTCAAGATGTCTAGAGGGAAGTCTAGGCTTAAGACTTTGATAAACCTTCATAGTTCTTAGAGGATCGAGGGCACCATAGTCAGAGAGAACTGTATACCAAGGATGGTTATCTTCGTAGTCAAACTGAATGGCGTATTCTCGTGGCAGCCACATATCCATCTTCCACCAAGAAGTTCTTTCAACAGCTGGAAAATGAGGATGACCACGACGAGCGATATCCCATTGAAGTTCAGAAGTCTTTACTCGATTACGTGCCTGATTGCTGGCTTCTTTGATACACTCTTCATCCTCAATTCCAATATCACAGTGAAATTCTGCAAGGTACTTGAGACTATGTGGTCCTAGAGAGTGGATGATATGTGAAAGTAAAACAGTGTCTTCGATATTCTGCCAACCTATGAGAGATGGCAAGTCAATCCCAATACTCGCAAGAGCCCTAATATCAAACTTTGCGTTATGCAAAATTACATGTCCGTGACTGCTAATGCTATCAACAATCTCGTCGATGTCGGATTGAGGTATAGAGGGTCTCCTAGTAAGCGGATCGACTCGCCACTCCCAATAGGTCAGTTCACTCTCAACACTATCATCGGCAATACCAACGAAGTAGGGTCTACAACCGTGTACAAAATCTACTCCAGTAGTCTCCGTGTCAAGAGCGATCATGTTAAAGGAATCCTTTCCTCTGAATGTAGGCAGCTTACTCTTCGTCTTCGATGTCTTCTAGTTTGCTCCAGGGAATATCTTTGTGAAGAGTACCTGCTTCGTCTTTTCCACTAACGGTCTGTTGTCGTTTGTTGACACGAGTGACAATGATAGTGACCCGTACTCTAGGAGTCTTCTTGAAAATATACTCTTCATCTTTCTCAGGCTCCCAATCCTCATCTTCCTCGTACTCGTCTTCAAGATCATTGTCATCATCGTCTTCAAGATCATTGTCATCATCTTCAAGATCATCGTCATCATCAAGATCATCGTCTCCGACTACCTGTACGGTCTCTTCAGACGGTTCATACTCCATTGCAGGACCCTGCGGTACAGGACTTGTTCTTTCTTGTCCATTCTTATTCGTATAACTGTCTGTACGAAACTTAAACCACAACTCCTCGTCGATAGCTTCGTTAAGAGTTTGAAAGAGTAGTTGAGGATTATCGGGAACTTCGATGCCGATCAATTTTACATCATTGACAAACATTGCTGCACGATCATCACTAGACATCTTTTCGGTGGCAGCGAATCCATAGTACATACCAAACTCCCTACCCCTGATACTTTCCGGAGAATCAGCAATCCCGTTGAGAACAATGTAGAGAGAGCCGTTTTTATCTCCATGACGGAAACCTGTGTACTTTCCGATGGCATTGTTGAGATTAGGAGGTAAGTCTTGAAACTCCAGACCCTGTTCTTTCGCTTCTGTCTCAACAGCCTTGCTGTACCCTGCTAAGGCAGTCTTAGAAAACTTCTTCAGGAAGGCAGTTTCTGAGATTTGTTTCTTCGCCATTGAATAACTCCTCTGTAAATTAACGCAATGCTTCAAACGCACAATTCACTATTGGTTTCCGTTACTCGGGCGCTCCTAGTCGATCACGTCCCGCGCCTCTTCGGCGAAGTGATCGTACTCCTGCACAATGCGGCTGCGGTACGTGCCGGCCGGCAATTCGATGTCGCCGTGCTCTTGGTGGGTAAGCGTGGCGCCTGTGGGCGCATCCACAAACATCTGTTTGCCGTCTTCGAACACCGCAGTGCCGGCTCCCTCGACTGCGTGGTAGTGCCCCGTCTCCTCACCTTCGGCCACGTAGTTGTCCGCCTTCCGCTTGGCAGTTTCAGGGATACTTCCGCAGCGATCAATCAATACGTCGCCTTGTTGATAAAACGTCATTGCTTTTCTCCTAAGTTAAAACATCAGGTCGCACGGTCGTGCCATTACGCCAGTTCAATGCCTTCTCCACCGTATCACAATCTGGATGCACACCCTCGACGTGCCACAACTCCGGCACGCTGGGGTTACGCATTTTCAAATATGGCCTACGCCGGCCATCTTGCAGGTCAAGCTGCAATAGTTCGTAGTCGCCGCTCTTGTCGGTCACCTGCGCGTCGAGAGCGTGACATACCCGCTCGATACCCACCTTACGGACGAACTCACGCCGTACGTCGGCGTTGTCGATTTGCAGTACTCCTTTGGCATCAATCGCGCCGGCCGGCTGCTCGGCCAACTCCTGCGGTACGCGTACGCCATTGAGTGCCCATACACCCCAGCCATCACGGTACAACACGGCAGGACCGCCGTCCCGGTGCAAGCGGCCCTGCCCGTTAAGATGAAGCTCGCAGTGCCGGTGCTGTAGGATGGCCATCCGTTCATACGGCGCCCACCAGCCGCAGTGCTTGGCCAAATCAATCAACCCGCTGGAGGGCTCCACACAAGAGAGCCCGAACCGGCGAAACGTGTCGAAATACGACAGCCAGCCAGCGTCATGCGAGCCGTGCATCTGCTCATTGACAGACGGGCCGACAGCCAAGTCGACAGACGACCAGACAGACGAGTCGACAGCCGAGCGAACAGCCGAGTCGACAGCCGAGCCGACAGACGACCAGACAGACGACGCGACAGACGGGCCGACAGCCGAGTCGACAGCCAAGTCGACAGACGAGCGAACAGCCGAGTCGACAGCCGAGTCGACAGCCGAGTCGACAGACGAGCCGACAGCCGAGTCGACAGACGACCAGACAGCCGAATCGACAGACGAGCGAACAGCCAAGCCAACAGACGACCAGACAGACTCGATGACACCACGTGCTAACGCCGCACTTAGCGGACTCTCGCAAACCATCCAGTGATTCGGCGGCTCCAGATTGGCTGCCCGGTAGGCCCGGCACACAGCATCCTTCGCCTCTGGTTCATTCAAGGGCTCGCAACTAAGTCCGATGGCAATCCACTCGTCGCGGATGTCCGGCAGCATGGCATACTGCTCGTCAGTCAATCGGTCAATACGATCTACCATGTCTCACTCACCTCATGTGTGTGCTTTTTTAAGTGCTTCAAGGAAATTGCTAGCTGCTATAGCTGGACTATCCCCACCACGAATCATTGCAGGAAGACCCATCCAGTTCTTTGCAAAGTAGGCAGGACTTTCCTCAGTGTAGATATTCCTGCCCGAATCCTCAGGTGCGGCTTTACCTTTACGGATTCCTTTAGCCGCTTCAACTTTAATGTACTTCCGATAAAACAAGATAGCGTGACAGAAGGGATGTAAAGAATCCCAAGTAGGGTTTTCTAGAGTGGGTGTCCACATTTCATAATCAGGTCCTATCGGATTGGAATACATCTTCTGCTTGGCATGAGCAATCATCAAGACACTCACACCCATATCACAGATGTCTTCCACTAGTTGTGTGAAGATCGGCCAATCATAACGAGCGGCATTACGAGGGCCGCGATTGAAAGCCATGAAACCATCCATTGACCAATCTGAGTCAAAATGTTCTTCACAGTGATGTTGAAAACAGAGTTGTTCAAGTATAGTAAGACTATCGATAACAAGTGTCTTAATCCCGGAACGATGGATACCATCCATCGTTTGTAAAACGTCTTTCCAAGACTCAACTTCCCATAGTTGTGGGGGAGAGGGAGCTTGCCCATAATCGGCCAGGACCTTGATACCCCTCTCTTTGGCACCTATCAAGAATCCTGGCTCAGGAAGATGAGCACCGAAGGAAGTCTTGCCGATGCCAGAGGGACCATACAGAGTTATGATCCAGGGGGGCAAGTCAACCACTTTCCTTGACGATCGTTGGGGAGTTTCCTTTCTAGCGGATTCCTTTCTTGCTGCATCCTTTCGCGGTGCTCTCGTCGTCTTTTGCGGTGCTCTCTTCTTCTTCTTCATCTGATTCCCTTTTTGACAAATATTCTAACTACTTATAAAGGTAAGATTACGATCAATCTCCATTTCTACTGAGAATATCAATGATTTCTCGGGTGCTCATATTCTTGGTGAGCAAGGTGGCCAATTCCTGTTTTAATTCAGCATTCTCCTCTTCTAACTCTTGGATACGCTCTTCTAACTCTTGAAGAGTCTGCCGGTCTACCGTGGTCTTGCTCCTGCGTTGTCGTCGTTCCTCAGGATAACGATCACTATTTCGCCACCATTTAATGATCTGATCACCACTAGTACCTACAGCTTGAGATTGCTCTTTACAGAAGTTGAGTAGATTAGGGATATGCTCACCATCTCTGATCTTGGTTTGGTAACTATCGGCTATGTACTCGACAACTGCCTCAATTTCCTTTTTGCTGTACTTCCAACGATTAAAGTGATTGAGACTACGATTCTTGTTGGAGAGCGGAAGCATAGGATGTTGTGCTTCGTCTTTTCTAACTTTCACGATACTTCCTCCATGGTCAGAGTTTGACAACTTTACACTTCAATGGGATAGCGTTCGTCTCAATTGATTTTGACAGTGATCAACTTGTGCCTGAACTTCCTCTATCACAAATGTATCAACACCTACCTCAATAGCTCTGTCAAGAACTACTAATAACCTCACCAGTGATACTACTTGATCATAGATTGGATCGGTAATCTTAAGATTATCAAGACAGTCTGAAAGTACTCTGTCAACGATCTCCATCTCTATGGCAGTCGGCATGGTCGATTCCTTTCGGCTCACATTTTATGAAGTAGAACAAACTAATGATGAATAGTAATATACCTGTTATCCAGATGTCAGCAATTCCTAACTGAATTCCCTGAACTGTTGCATTTACGCTGGCAAGAAGACCGGCAAGGGTTAAATTGCATTCATACCACTTCATGACTTCATCTCCGGAGGTACACCACCCTTAGCTAATACAAGTCCACCACCAACTACCTGTTTTTGTAGATGCATTTGCATCTTAATACCGCCTTCGGTTTGTGCTTGAGCTATACGGTAGTGTGTCTGCATAATGATGTCTTGAATCTCTTGGGGTGTTTCTTTGACTTCAAAGCTATCGCTACCTTCGTACCATCTTTGATCTGTATCTATGTAAGTAGACTTTTTACTCTCACGATAAACCGTACGAACTCTTTGGATATGAGCAATGTTTAGGAGAATCTCTCCTTTATCAGGTCTATTAAGAAGAATTAACATGATTACTCCAGTTCAGGGAAGAGTGTGCTAATGGTAGTAAGAGATCGATCACTACCAGTAGTGTAGTAGTCATAGTAGTCTCCACGGAAACCACCTGAGAGAGAGTTATAGACTCCCCAGGGCATTTGATAATGAAGAGGGGAGACAGGATGTCCTGTGTCTTGTCTCCAGGGATTGAAAGGATCAATCTCGATATGTTCCCACCAGTCACAAAGAGATTCTAGAATTGGATGGAAGATTTTCCGTTTGAAGGCTTCCAATTGAAAGTTATGGATAGGTATCAACCACCGCATGAAGTAATGATCAGGATTTTCCTGAATATCCGCTGTCACACGGCTGTAGAACTGTTTGGTATTCTCTGTCTTTCGTTGACGAATAGCAAAGTGATCGGATAAAGGTCTGCGAATTACGTTATAGAGAATAGCTGATGTTTTCTTCGTCGGCCATGCTTGCCAGGGATTTTTATGATCAGAATTATATCGCTTGTCTTGAGAACGGTAGAGACAGTTTTGAGTAATGATCTCTCGACTGGCAACATAATAGAGCATTGCCTGTAGATTAAAGAAGATGGTTGCCCCAACGGCATCTCGATCAATCTTCCCCTTAGTCTTATTTTCCTGAATGGCGATTTGTCCATCTTGAGTACGGACAATACCGTCAATCATTCCTCGTAGTACGACGTATCGCCCAGAAGGTAGAGTATAGGGGATGGAAAAGGTCTGTTCTTGAAGAAGATACTTCTTAACATGGTTACTGCCCTCATAGTGCTTAACGTATTCAGGATACTGCCCTTTGAGAATAGCTGTCCATTTTTCAATTGCTTTCAAGTTACTATCAGACTGATACTTTGACATCAGTTTAGTGACATACTTCTTGAGAGCAACCTTCCAGTTCTCTCCCTTAAACCTGGCTTCTTCGCATTCATGGAACATTGAACCGTATTCGATAGCATGGTTGAAGCCTAGCGGTTCAACCTTGCCTTCGATGACTTTGAGACGAAAACGTTCCCGACAAACAAGAAAGTCATGTAGTAGGGAGAAAGAGATACCGTCAATTCTTGGCCCTCTCCAGAGTGGTTCTTTATGATCACGTTTCTTCGCTCTTTTAGGCATCTGAGAATCCTTTCTCCGTAGAGTTAATTCCAACATCAAATTTTCAGTGACTTGTTGGTTGGTTGCATTGGGAAGAGAACTTGTATTTGACATCAAAACATCCATCCCTTCTTATTAGCGGCATTCACCTCATCGATGACTGTCTGAATAAATGATGCTCGTATATCCAGACGAATAGTGGGTATCTGTCGCATGATGTAAGAAGGGTGGGGTAAGTAAACAGGCTTAAGGGGAGTCACATCTGGATAGGTAAGACCTCCCGTCAAGGAGAAATTCTCAGCACTTTTGCCAAGCAGAAAAACAACACGAGCGTTGCTCATAAGATAGAGATCGCGTAATCTTGTTGAACAAGCTTGTTGTTCTTCTCCTGAAGGTGCTCGTGTTTTGTATCCTGCTGGTGTCCACTCTAAAGGGATGCAACCGACTGTGTTAACAATACACCATGAGAAGGGTAGTGGATGTACACAGTTGAAGATTTCTATGAGCATCTGCTGAAGAAAGTGGCCGGCTTTACCGACAAAAGGTCTGCCTACGAAGTCTTCACCTTTGCCAGGTGCTTCTCCAATGAACAAGAAGGGAGATGGTAGTACACCACGAAAGTGACAGACTTTACTGCGATGCTGACAGAGACCGCACTTCTTGCAATCTTTCCATGATTCTACCAGTTGATTGTAGTGATCCGGAAGAAGAGAGAGGTCCCAGTTTTGCTCACCGGCGTAAACAAGGGTAGTACTAATACGACCCTCAACGAGATTCTTGGCAAGGAATCCTCTACTCCATAAATATTCCTGTTTTCCTAACCGCATCCTGCGTCTCCCGGTAGTAATACCGTTTGAGAATCAACTGCGTAGATTGTAGCTGTCGTTAAAACCAAAGCTTTTGGGCAATACGATCCCATATCCCACTGAAAAAACGAACTACGTAGACAACGAGATTTTTGACGGAATCTCCAATCAACCAAACAGGCAGACTAAACGGCCACCATAGTATCCAACAAGCTAGCGTATTTTTGTACTTCGTTGTACTAGGAATTTCGATGGAACGATAATCATGCTTTACGTCTTTCAACCAAATACTAAATTCCTTTCGTTGTTCCGGAGACAACTTCCCTTCGGTAATTTCAACTCCAGTTTCTGTTACCCATTCCTTGATCAATTCCTGAATCTCATCTCGTCTTCCAAGAACTAAAAGTACCCAACGAAGAGTCGCATAACTGATACCTAGCGGAAAGTACACAGCCGAAAAGATCAAAATTGTCTGTGTATTGACATGCGAAAGTTGCGTTGAAAGATCACCAAAGAAGAACCAGGCAAGCACAAAGCACGTTAACGGCACGGAGGGCAGTGCCCAAGAAGGATTACGACTACCAACAGTCGCCATTAGGAAGCCTGAGATCACAATGACTACTACCCAGAAAAGCACACCACCTGTAATTAGCAGCGGATACCACGGTACGGAGGCTAGGATATCTGCTTGCATGTCGAATCCTTTCGGTGAAAGAGGTAGGGCCGATTGCCCACGAAGCCTAGCAAATACGGGAGATCATGCAATACCCACAAAATATGGGATATGAACAACCGTTCACCACAAAATGTAGTCATCTCCCCTCTGAAGAGGGGGTTGCTAGCTGGACTGACGACAAAGCACCATCTTGCTGGCCTTCGCCTCGATAGTGAGTTGTCGGGCACGCACAAGCAATCTTACTGAACGTGTGACTCCCTTCCTGGACCCATAGTCGTGAAAGAGAATCAGACAATCAGGGTGTAGCGACCGTTTGTAAATTAGGAAGTCGATTAAAGGTGCCGGCCATTTATGATCACCGTCGATATACAGCAGTGAGATATTTTTGAAAGGAATAGTTACCTTTGTGGAATGTTCTCTCATCCATTGAACATTAAGAAGTTTGGAGAATCTTTTTTCCAAGCTTACAGTAAGTTCTTCTGCTGGTTTGGTGGGCGTTTTGATTTGCTGTAATGTTTTTTCACTGAGAGGGTCTATTGCGTAAACATGTTGCCCAGCTTCAGCCAACAAGGTGGTACTTCTACCTTGATAGGTACCGATCTCCAACATAGGATAAGGTTTAGCACAACGTTGGGCAGCTTCATAAAGAAGCTTTGCCTCATCTTTTAGCAGCCATCCAGGAATGTGCCGAATGTCTTCCCAAACCTCTTCAAAGTTTCGCATGAGAGTTTACTCCTCAATCTTTGAACCTGAGTGTGCTGAGATGAGAGGATCAAGCATCGATCTTCTTCCATTCTTTCTACGATACTGGTTTGAGAAAGTAGAATGTGATGAACTTGTACTAGCTTGTTGGGTGAATAACTGGTTGTTTGATCGGATAGAGGACACCGTAGCTCAGTTTGTAAATGGAAATGAAAATTTCCAGAACATATCTTACCGATTAGAACAATACAGGCAAGATGATTATCACAGTGACCAGTTCAAGACTCTGAAGAAAATGCATAATGAGATGCCAAGGATCGATTGGGGATGGTACCCCGATCTTGACGAATTCCCTTTCATCAGTAATTGGTTGAAATGGAAGATCAAGAAGGGTTCCTTAAAGGCCGTCTATGGGAATTGGTTAGATCGGATAACTGAAGATGGTGATTTGAAGCGAGTTAATCAAGATGAATTGCTAGAAGATCAGTTTCCCTGTGGTTATAGGGGAGCACGTAGGTTAATGGATAGACAACACCCTTCAGTCTACGTAGGGGGAATCAAGCCACCACCAAGAGGACACCATGTTTGTCCACGAATCAAAAAGTCACATTGGATCACTGTCCATCATTTCCGTTATCAGTCGAACATTATCAGTCGTCTAAAAGAAAGACATGAACGGAAGAAAAGAAAGTACGGGAAAACTCATGCTAAGAGACAACTCGACTATCTGCTCAGGAGGAATGGTATTGACAGTAGAAAGATTCATAATGTTGGTAATGTACTTGGTATCTAAAAGAGGGAGAAAAGAAGGGGGAAGAGAAGGGGGGACTATAGGGGGGTTATATAGGGGGTTATTTAGAGGATGTTATAGAGTACTAGTTTTATAAGAATATTCTACTTCCCTCCAGAAGACTACTGTGGGTGAGAAGAGGGGGTTGCAGGGGGAGAGAGAGGGAGGTTTTGAGTTACTATGGGGTCCTAATTCGGTTTGGAAATGGCTGACGTCGATTTGGAGGTAGTTGATAACCAGACCACCTGTCAGAGGGGATGGCCACTCTATCTGGTGGTGGAAGACCTAGATTGACTACTAGATTTTGTACACTAGACTTTCATTGCTGAGCGAGTAGGATATCTGACGATCACAATTCAAGATCAACATCACTATCTCTTAAATGGAGAGCACGAAAATGGCTCGAAGAAAAAAGTATACCAAGCCTTCGCATGAGATTGATCTGCATACAACCGTAGCGAAGGCTAAAGAATTGCTGGGGTGGACTGTCGTAGAAAAGGGTGAGCCTTACCATTTGAAAGATTTGGAAGGGCAATATATCCGTTTCAAGAACAATACCCACAATCGGCCGTTCCGAAAATCATTGGCAGATAAGTATGCCAATGAAATGCTGCGAGGTAAGTGGACCTTAAACGGTCACAATCTTATCTTTGATTGGTACGGCGGTATCATCTCAGCACAACATCGACTGGCTGCCTTGGTACTCGCTGAGCAAGAGCGGAAACGGAATCCTGTGCATTGGCAGGAAGAGTATGGATTGACCAAACCGATTACCGTACCCTTCATGTTTATGTTCGGAATTGATCCTGCCACGGCTGACACCGTTGATCTTGGTCAGAAGCGAAGTCTCGGAGATGTATTGTTTCGTCGAGATGAGTTTGCCGATGTCAAGCTTGAGGGTAAGCCACTCACTGAACGGAAGATCAAGCAGCTTTCTGACACACTTGGTCAATCGGTCAATCTATTGTGGAAGCGTTGGGGTGGCAAGAATGCCAGTGATGCGAAAGGACATCCACATTCGGAATCACTTGATTTGATCGAAGAGCATCCATTGCTCAAGAAAGCATTGTTGTTCATCTTCGAAGAAGATGGTGGATCAGGTGAAGATGGTCAACGTATCCGTGCGTACTGTTCGCTGTCGATTGCAACAGGCATGATGTATCTGATGGGTACTGCCAACAGCAAGGTAGATATAGAGACTGGCGACTGTAAGATCGTCAAGAGTAGCTGGGAAAAAGCTGAAGAGTTCTGGGTAAAACTGGCCAGCGGTGAAGGTCTCAAGGAAGGTGATCCGATCTTGGTATTGAGCAAGTATCTTGTTCGACAGGCAGGTTCAGGTGCCGGTGAACGAGATCGCGTGTACGGAGCGATCGTCAAAGCTTGGAATCTTTGGATTGAAGGCAAAAAGGCCAAGAGTGCCAAAGATATTCGAGTGAAAGAGAAGAACGTTGATGGTGAACGAAAGCTTGCCGAGTATCCCCGTATTGGTGGTCTCGACGTTGCACGAGATGCTCAGCCTACTACCAAGATTGGTAAATGGTCACTCGGTGACTATGCTTGGGTCAATGACGAAGAGACCGAACCATGGCAGGGAGTCATCGTCAAATTCGACAAGGATCAAATCTTCTTACGGGCAGAAGACAACGAAGTCTATGAAGCTTCGATTGATTGGTTAAGCGGTGATCAACCAGAAATCGAAGACGAAGAAAACGAGGAAGATTTGGAGGATGACTACGAAGAGGAAGGGGAGTATGAAGAGGAAGAAGAAGAGGAATTAGAAACGGCTGCTGCCTAAGTCTGCCGCCAGGGGAGAGCATGTAGTGTGAGCCTATGTGTTCTCCCCTTCCTACTTGTCATCAGAAGCAATCAAGGGGATGTCCACCCCTGCTGGTTAGATCAACGATCATGTCCAGCGAAAGATCGGATAAGCCGTGAGTGTCCGTCAGAAGGTAAAGGTACTTGTTCCTGTCAAGTACTACCTTTCAGCTTTGAAGTTGTCTTTGGAGTTCAACAACTTTGAAGTGGTCGGCGGTGAGCGACTGGCCTAACCACGGTACTCACCACTTTTTCACTTTCACTTTTTTGGAGATCACTCATGCCTCTTGCTACGGTACCCTACAATTCAGGTTACATCGTTCCAGAACCAGCTGATCGTGAAGCTGTTTTTGCAGAACTACAGAATGCACCAGCATTACCCTATCGTCACTGGTGTTGGCCAAGTGAAGCTGCCGTACTCAATCATCAGTATGCAGATCATCTTGCCCGTATCTGCGGTAGTGTAGGTCTGTCCATCTATTATGCCGATCAAGCCGATGTAGATCGAGCACTTGAAGTTGCTCAATCGGCGGGAGTGAAGATCGCTATTCAGTATTCACCTTGGCATTATGTCTACAATGATAAAGACCCTCGGGGATGGCCTGCGACTGCCACCGAAGAACTAGAACTGATGTCCGATAAATTTTCAGGTCTTAAGACAATGATGGACGTAGCAGGCTACACAAATGAAGTCGGCATGATCTTGTTTGATCAAGAGATTCTCCGCTGTGATCTTGATGATGAGGGTAACGCTGATCCTGATGGTGGCAGGAGAACAGACCAAGTTGTTGCCTTGGAATCCAAGAATAACTTGGCCTATGAGATTGCCAAAGAGTACTTCCCACTAGTTAATATGCTCTGGCATTCCTACAAAGCTGGAAATCCTCATCATACCAAGAATCAAAACCATGATGGATACGCATCTACGGAGATGTACAACGGCAACCAACGATCATGGCAATCTTATGCTCTCACTGATTTTGTTTCCAAAGGCAGCAAGTGGGGATGTAAGTATTTTGTGCCTGCCATCTCTATGGCTGGCTACTACGACATGAGAGTTGTCGCTGCTCAACCAGGATATGTGAAGGGTGTAGGGACAGAGTACCCAGTACGTTGGACTTGGGAACGAGCAAAGCTGATGTGGCATGATTATTTCCGTGGTAAAGCCGAAAATTCAGCAGTCTCACTGGAAGCTTATGGACCTACGCATCGGTTGACCGAGGGTTATTTTTGGCCAGGTGTAATGGCGAGTCAGCACATTGGTTATGAATGGCACTTCCTCGCTTATATCTGGGGTGCCTGGAATCACAAAAACTGGGGAAATGATTGGATCGATAGTGCGGTCTACTAAAGTTTTCCGTCACTTTGTCGTGACAGCTTTGATACTCAGTTGTTACGGATTAGTTGGTAAATGGATCAGTGACTACTTTATGGATTAAGGAATTTGGAAATGATTCGTCACAGTAAAATGCAAGAAGACAATCGTCGTAGATATGCCAACATGTCCCCGGGTCAAAGAAGGGCCGTTAATACGGCAACAGGATGTGGTACCCTAATCTACATCTTTGTGGTAGGAGGATTCATTCTCCTGCTATCAATCGGTGCACTTGCTTTCTTTCTGTTAATCCTCATGTTGATCTTGGGAGTGTTACTGTAACTACAATTAGAGTGAAGGGATTCACGAATGATTGATCAGAAAACCATTGATGAAGTTTATGAACTGACTCACAGAGGATTGAGCCAACGAGAGATTGTAGAGAAGGTCAATGTCTCTCGCTACGGCGTAGCTGCCATCCAAAAGGGTGAGACAGCATTACAACGCAAGCAGCTTGTCGAGAGAAAGAAAGCTGCCGACATACCCTTTGAATCTCAGTACGTACCTCGGTACAAGTGCAAGGGCTGCGGATTGATGATGGAAAAGTCTCCCTGTCTGAAATGCTACTTGCAAAGACTCAACACATCTGCTGCCAAGGTATGAACAGTAGTGCACTACTGAACAGTCGTTTAGTAAGTCCTAACTCTGACGTCTCTGTCAGAGGGATACCATCATAGGGCTAATATCCCGTGAAAATCTCTGTGCGGCCGTCTCCGGGACTTTCAGGGAGGGGGTAGTGTGATATGGCACCCCCCTCCCGGAGGCTCTCTATGGGCTCCAGAAAGCTAGTTTGTAAATGGAGGATTCTAGGACCAAACCCCCTGCTGGAGGCATAGGAATCACTCAGTGTGGATGATCATAATTGGGGCGAGAGCAACTTTCATTTAGGAGATAAAAAATGAGTATGGTAGAGCAACAACTGGCAGCGATCGCAGGAAGTGGCAAAGATCGAAGTAATCATGTCATCGTGATTGCTCGTGCTGGTACTGGTAAGACATTTACGATCTTCAAAGGGGTGATGAACATGTTTGGTCTATTGGAAGACGATATCGTACCGTCTCCCCAACAAGCTGCTGTATGGGAAGAGATGAATAAGGGAACTCTTCCCAAGACAATCTTGCAAGTAGCCTTCAATAAGTCGATTGTTGAAGAAGCTACAGAGAAGTACGCAGGTGTCATTGGGGAATTGAGTGACAGGGGAACTACTATGAAAATTAGTACGATTCACTCTGCTGGTTTTTCGACTCTAAGGTATAACTTGAAAGGTAAGGTAAAGGTCAACGATCGTTACAAACTAGGTGATACTCTAGAGCAACTGACTGGTTGTTCTATGAAGGATTACTGGGATGACAAAGATTATGGAACTGCCTTTACACAAATGCTCAAGAAGCTAGTTGATCTCGTGAGATTGAATCTTACGAAGTGGTACGAAGATAAAGAGGATATCTACTTCAATGTCGATGATCTGAATCATCTTTGTGACCACTACGGCATTGAAAGGAATGGTATGGATGAGACAGTTATTCTTGAATGCTTTGAACTAGTAGGCAGGGTGATCGGATACTATCTGGAAAATCACAAAGAGATCGATTTCACAGATATGATCTGGCTGCCAGTTGTCAAAGAGTTGAGTGCTTATCAGAACGATCTGGTACTCGTCGATGAAGCCCAAGACTTAAGTCCATGTCAACGAGAAATGGTGTTGAAGTTGGGCAAACGGTTTGTCTTTGTCGGTGACGATCGTCAAGCCATCTATGGATTTGCTGGTGCTGACATCGACAGTCTTGATCTGATTGAACGACGATTGGAAGAATCAAGAGAAGTGACTGTACTGCCATTGACAGTCACTCGTCGCTGCGGCAAGAAAATTGTCGAGAAAGCTGCTTGTTATGTTTCTGACTTTGAGGCTCATGAGAATAACTCAGAAGGAATCGTTGATCAATGCAACGAAGAGTCTCTCATCGATGAAGCAAAGGGTGGAGATATGATCCTTTGCCGTGTGAATGCTCCCTTAGCCAAACTGGTGTTTCAGCTGGTACGTAGTGGTAAACCAGCGTACATTCGTGGCCGGGATATTGGAGATGAGATGATTCGACTGTGTAAGAAGATGAAAGCCCGTGGCATTGGTGATCTACTCGATAAGTTAGCTGATTGGTATGAGAGTCAACTGGAGAAGTTGAACCGCCAAGGTGCCGACATGGCTCAGGTAGCTGTAAAAGATAAGTACGACTGTCTAACGGCTATACTGGCGAACTGTGGGAGTATTAACAAGATCGAGGAAACGATCAGAGAAATCTTCACTGATGAACGAGACCCTGATTCTGTAATGCTCTCGTCAGTTCACAAAGCAAAAGGTCTAGAGTCAGCAAGAGTATTTCTGCTACGTGCAGATTTAATGCCTCACCCGATGGCAAAGGTAGAGTGGCAACAATATCAAGAACAGAATCTTAAGTATGTCGCTATCACACGAGCAATCAACCAGCTAACTTACATTGGATAATGCTGGGGATGCCTTCGTAAAGTGACAACGGGCCGGGTCCGGATAACGTATGGCAACTTCGCGTTGCTCAGTTGTCGGAGCCCGGTCCAATTTCTCTTGTAAGAAGTCGATAATCTTATCGACTTCTTTCTCTGAATCGTCAAGTACGTCATCGTACCAGACGTTAAGCGATCGCTCATAGGGTACTTCATTGAGAATCTCTTGCTTGCCCTCCCATAGCCAACGTTGGTGTTTGGCTAAGCGTTCCGGAGTGATCTTCTGATACTTGGAACGTCTTTGGAGACTGGCAATGCAGGTGTCGAGAGAACGTTGACAGTTGATTACGTAAAGATTCTCCCCCAGGGTAGAGAGTAGTACATCTTTGCAAGCACAGAGTAGAGGGTACTTGGAACCACCCAGAACATCCATGCCCTTAACAAGTGTACGATGACGATTGAGGTAACTGCTAAGAGAAAGTTGGAGTACATCAGGAGCTACTCTAGTTTGTAAATCGGGAAAGCCGATACAATGTTCTAGGATACTTGTTAGTTCCTTTGCCTCAAAACCACAACTAGTCAGAGGGTCTTTGCCGTAGTAACCGCCAAGATCAAGACCAAGATGTACACCCAGATGATGTAGTATGCCGGCAATACAAGATGAACCGGAAGAGTGAAGACCAAGGATAATGAGATAGGGTTGTTTAACACGATCGAAAGTCTTGATCTTTTCAGCACCTTTCCAGAAACGAATTTTGCTCTTCCAACGATTTGCGATATCTGAGTCACTGTCTGACTGTCCTATCAACCATAGACGTGGACAGTAAATATTATACTTGCCGGTTTCGTGAAGACGACCAAGATGGTGATCAATATGGTAAGGTTGTTTCCAAGCAGAAAAGTTTGTCAGGTATTGATAGAGCTTCTTGTAGAATCTGCGATTCACAGCAAAGGCGTGGGTACGATTGATGTTACAGCCACGATAGACATGTTCGTTTACCTTAACTGGTGGAGAAAAGCGAGCGTTGAGATGTTGACCACCTAAGTAGATCATGTCCCAATCATCAGGAACATGTTCAACGAAGTCTTTGATGTAGTCATTGAAGTCTTCACAGAGGATGGCATCATCTTCAAAGACAAAATAGTTCTCCACTTCACGATGCATAGCAACTTCAAGAGCATTGAGATGGGAGCGGTAACATCCCCAAGCACCGTTGTTACCCTGCCACCAAGGTGGAGAACCTGTGATACTCCCATTGATCGCTCCAATACGGTAAGGCTTGGAGAAGGGCCAACCGTCAATGTTCATGTAGAAATCATCCATCCTATCCATACGACTATTGAGGTTAAGTACGTAGGATTCTTGGAAGAAGGTTAGAGGTTGTTCTATAGACTCTAACTGTTGTTCTGAATGATCACCACAACAAGGTTCAGATTGTGGAGGAGGATTTCTGATCTCGTCATGTTCTGCGGCAAAACGAGGAGGTTTATCAGGACAACTCGTAGTAGCATACCGCAACTTGTTTCTTTTACGATCATCCTTCGCTAGGGGACAACGACAGAGAGTACAAATACCTTCTTCTTTCTGAGGATGCTTGGAAAAGAATGTACAAGGAGAACATACCTTGTCGTAGAGTTCAATGACTCGTTCATCACTCCGTACCGGACTACCATTGTACTTCCAAGTGAGATACTCTTTGCCGAAGTTTACTGCTACGGCAGCTAAGCTTTGACGAACATGTTCTTTGCCATGACAGTCTTTGTGTATCTTCTCTGGGGGAGTTTCTGTAACAATGTGGAAGTTACAGTTCTTACACATTTTTTCAAAAGGACTATTTTCCTTGTCAATGTAAACGAATTGACACTTCAGTTTTTCTTTAGGCATAAGTGCTCCCTAATTACGTCATACTGTACTTACTGTTACCGGTCCAAGAGCACGACATCCCCCGGTAGTATTGTGACTAGTTGGGGGAATACCGCCAATAGAGATTGGACCAAAATACGGATCAGTAAACGGACAACCTCCAGTGCCATATTGAAAGGGGTGATCGTATGTTCTGATAGGATCACAAGATACGCTGAAAGGTTTACAACTGGTAGTGTCAGCTTGACCAACGATTCCAGTCCACCCCTGCCATATAGGAATAGCACCATGAAACCAATAGAGAAGAACAGCTACATGCATGTAACCACTAGGTACAAATTCATTGATACCAGTTTGGAGGAATGCACAAGTAATTCCAGCGAAGATTTGTACGTCATATATGGCTGTGTACCAACATAACGATCCTGAAGGATTGCTGAGAGGATAACAGGGAAGTGTAAAACCAGCACAATATTCAGGACTATAGAGACAATCACAACGAGCATTTGAAAGAGTATTCCACTGCTCATCAGTTCGGTAAGGCTTTATAGTGTAACTGTAGCAACATCTCCAGGGTTGATCTGCATAAACTGGATAAGCTGCTTCGAGTATGAATGTCTGACCGTCAAAAATATTACCAAAAGTCTCACAATCAAAACAATCATTTGGATATGTTTGAGGAAAAGGTCCATTAAAAGTAGTTGAAAGTTGAAGAGAACCCTCACCATTGCAACAACCGCCACGGCATGTTCCATACTCTGAAGTAACAGTACTTCCACTACCGCCACTAGGAGGTTCTTCTGATGATGAAGAAGAAAGACTAGAATCGCAGGGACAATCATCACAAGCAATGATGTTTCCACCATTACGAACAATACCCCCACCGTCAAGCGAGAACCAAAAAGATGACATCAGCAGGTATCCACTGGTACACGAACAAGACAACCGCTGTTATCAACACCTAGGACGTGTGTGACACTGGCTGCCGATCCAGTATCGATTCGAGTGATCTCCATACCACCGATATGAGTTACACATTCAGAGTCACAATCTTTTCGACAAGTATCAATGATGACGTAAGTGCCGAAGTTGGTTTGAACAGCTAAGTAGATAGTGCAATCTTCAACAGCACCATCTGCTGTAGGTGCTTTCACAAGATGTGAGCACATATTGAAGACAGGACCAATCTCTATTCGATTGCCTGTACCGGGATTACGGACAAAATCTACATCTCCATCTTCATTGATGACTTCTACAACATAGCAATCAGCACTAGAGAGACCTTCTAATACTCCACTTGATGATTCTGTCCCAGAGATATTCTGTTTGGGAACCACCATGTAAAGACTACGTTCTAGAGCATCAGGGATATTCTGTTCAGTAGCTAATCCTTGCTGAGGAGAGACACGACGGGCTCTTGCCATCTCTAGCAGAGTCTCGGCATCAGGCCGTTCGAAGCCGTAAACAGTCATGATCAATCCTACAGTTGGAGAAGATTGAAATCGGCATATTGATAACGATTGAAGGAGAGATAGATATCTTCTTCAGCCGTGTTTGCTAGGTAGTCCTGAACATCAAAGACTTGTGAACCGTCTTGTTCTAAGAGGGCTCGTGTCGGTCGTCCCTTGGGGTCTACGCAACGATTGATTTCATTGTTCTCGTCTTTACAGTAGTTGCCTTCATGAAGTGGTTCTGCTTTCCATTGATCTTCCAAGAATGTTCCTGGATTATCAGGGTCTTCTCTCATGGCAAACTTGATGGTGTAGGTAACTTCAATATAGAGATAACTTTCGATTACAAGTTCTCGTGTTACCATTGGCATCATCAGAGCACAACCTCGGGGTGCACCAAAAAATAAACTACTGTTCACTCGATTTGCGAAGGCTAATTGGATGAAGGGATTGAAGGGTGCGTATTCAATTCGTTGAATTTCTAGGATCGGTCGAACGACTGGATGTTCTAAGTAGATGAATTCACCAACTACGGTGGTGACAGGAACCTTGCGATCTACTCGATCAAAAAACATCTGTTCTTGTTCATTTTCTCCGTACCATCTGGTCTTGACTGCTCTTTCTGTAGGTGGTTGATCCTCACCTTCATCATCATTACCACCACCAGTTCCTTCGCCAGTGTCGGTATCAAACTTAGCGGTCACTAACCAAAGGATACGATCTGTGCCGTTGAAGGAAACTCGCTCATCTTCTTCTGCGGTGACTTCGACACACTTGACACCTTGAAGCTTCTGTAGCAATCTCGGTAGCTCGGGTGTGTTTTCAATAATATCTGTAGACGTCTGTGTAAGATCATCAGACAGTACATTATATTGTCGTTGTAACTGGGCACGTAGTGTCCAATAACGATTCTTATGTACAACACTGAAACGATCTTCGTTTGCAGCATTTATTTCACCAAGGAATCGTGTCATAGTCTAGCCAACCGTTTGAAAGTCTTGCAGATTTTCTAGTAGTTGAGTATTTCTATCAATCTCTTCCAACTTCTCAACAACTTTTCTAGTCTCATCCAAAATTTCACGATCCTTGTTCATTTCACTGGCACGTACCAACCGTTCAAAGGCTTGCTGAGAACCTTTCTCCGCTGCACGGATTGGTCCGGCTGCTCTAAATTGTTGATCTCTCTTTGCATCTTCAACCATTGATTCTCTTAGACGAGCACCCCAAGATTCTGGATTTGCATCAGGCGTATCATAGACTCGACGAGCAAGATCGGGTTGATCATCAGTATTCTTCATCGTGTCTACGATCGCATCAG